GTGCTCCACCTGGTGCACGTTGAACATTGTTAGGACCATAATCAATTTGCTTACTGACTATGATGTCTAGTAATTCACCAAAGACTCCATGTGCCTCTATTTCAAAGTTGGTAGGGAATAACATCTCCCATAGATCATCTTCCATATCACAGGCTTCGCACAGACAGCTATCATCTAGTGCTGGTGTAATTTTTTTATTAAAAATATTCTCTAAGTAACTCATGCTGCAACCTTCTTTGTAAAGTAGTCCGAACCATTGCGTAAGAACATCGAATTGACATCCTCACCATCTGGCATTTGCATTATTATAACACTATTAAATTCTTTACTCAAGCTCTTTGCAAAATCAGTGCCAGGCTGATCGCCATCAGCAAATACATAGATAGTTTCAAAGTCTGCAAGTAACCTACCGTAATGTGGCTTCCAAGCATTAGCTCCTGGTACACCAACAGCAGGAATATTGCAGAAATAACTAAGAGTGATTGCATCTATTTCTCCTTCACATACTGCTATGTAATGACTTGCTGTATGCAAAGCATCTACGTTGTATAGTCTAGTTGAAGTTCCAGCCATACCCATGTACTTGGGTTCTTCAGGTCCTATTGATCTGAACCTTATATCTACTACACCAGTAGGTGTGATGTATGGTATAGCTAATCTATTTATAAATTGTTCTTGTCCTGGTAGTGGATCAACGACGACTCCTAATCGAATCTTTTCTGCGATCGGTAGGCTGATCCCTCGTTGTGTTAGATACTCTTCGGCTAAGTGTATGTCCTTTTCGTAGTGTTTGGTAGACTTCTCCAGTAATATCTTCTGCGATCTTGATAGCTTCATTGAACCTTACTCCTTCGTATTGTTTGATTACGTTAAATCCATTACCTTTTATTCCACAGCCATGACATACAAAGATGTTCTCTTTAATGTTTACTCCTGCACTAGCATGACTATCACTATGGAATGGACATTTAACTTTTTGCCAACTATTGTAACTCCTTATTAACTTACCACCATAGTGTTCGATTATCTTAATAATAGGTGGTGGTTCTATTAATGATTTAGTTACTGATGATCTCATCAGTACCCTGCATCATTTAGTAGTGCATACCATATAGATACTGGCATGGTAGCGTACCACTTACCTACGTCTTGAGTACCAGATTTCTTATGTATTACTACACCTGTTTCTGCTTTATCATTGATCATCTCTACTTCTAGTTCTTTTAGCCAAGCTGATAGTGATATTGCTTTACAGTTCTTTACTTCAATAACTACACTAGGTATGCCAGCAATGTCACCTCTGTCTAGCAGACCAGCTAATGCTCTCCGCTCAACATGCTTACGTCCTTTGCTGACTAACCAATTAACTACAGCGGTCTCCGCTGAGGTACCTTTAATTTTAGATTTATTCACTTGTTGTGTCCTTCCTTAAGGTGTGCTAGTAAGTCTAGTAACTCAACAAAAGTTTCATCACATAAGTAGCACTCATGTTGTTTTTCCATTTGTCATCTTGCCTCCTCCAGGTCTGCTATAAACATATACTCTGGGTTAAACTGTAGCCATACTGGTGACTGACCAGTTGAGTCAGCCTTACCGTACCTATTCTTAACTGCAGCTACACCTAGTAAACCATTACCATTCTGTGCAACAGTAAGGATCAGTGCAGGTAACTGTGATACTTTGCCTTGTAATGAACTACGTGGTTGACATGGTGTTCCTGCATATCCTTCTTGTGTATGGTGTAGTACTAGGATGCTTGCGTTAGTGTCGCGTGAAAGATACTTTAATTCTTTTAATGCACTACGCATGTTACTAAACTCTTCTCCTCCATCCATACTAATATCCATTAAGTTATCTATAATGATTAGGGCAGGTGGTTCTCCAAGTAATTCTTCAATTGCGGTAACCTCATCGTCGATATCACTAATAGAAGGGGAACTATCAAAACTCCAATAAATATGACTGGCAAGAGCAAGATTATTGCGAGCAAACTTTGGCTCTTCCGATATGATTTTCTCTGCTTCACTTTGTGATACTCCTATTATCATTGAATACAATCGCATTGCCATGGTGTGAGCATTGGTATCTGCTGATAGGTATAGTGTTGGGACTTGCATACGTAGGGCTAGGGCTAGTGCTAGTGTCGACTTACCTGCACCTGGTGTGCCAGCTATCATACTGACTTCTGCTCTACGTAGGGTAATTTGATTTGCTTCAAACGTTCTGAATACTGTGGGTAATCCTTCACCACCAATGTCAGGTCTACCTACTGCTCTACTTAATGTTTTCATTTATCTCCTGATAAAATATTGAATGGGCAGATAGCCTTCCCCTGCTACCTACCCATTCAAACTTATTTGTTGTTAGAAATTAATGTACTCTGCTGTACCTGACTTAGTATAGATAGCCTTGCATTGATCAGGCGTACCTTTTTCTGTTGGACACATGAATGCTTTGTAGTGACCGTATGGTCCTTCACCTTCACGCTTAGTCATAGTACCGTGGATACATTGTTTCATTCCTGATCCAGCTAATGGGTTATTAAATGCTGGTGGTTGTACTGGATTGAATGTAGGTGGTGCTAGTACTGCTGGTACTATGCCTGTTACTGTTCCACCTACCGCTGCAAGTACAGTATCGATTCCTGTGTCACTACTGGATACACTGGGTGGTGTGGTTCTACCACCTAATAACCCTTCTAATGTTTCTACTGCGAACTCAATACCAACAGCAATTAATTGGTTGACGTTAGTAATTAACTCGTCTGCTGTATCTCCACGTGCAGTAACAATAGTACCTGCTCTTGTTTTTACATTGATTACATATGTTTTTTCTGACATATTTTTTTATCCTTTTCTCTTATACTTACAGTGATCTTGAACTCCACACATTATACAGTGGTTTAGATTTGGTATGAACAGCTCTGCTCTACGTGCTGTATCAAACTTAGTAACAATATTAATGATAGCATCCTTAGTAAAATAGTCAAGGTCTATTAGTTCACTAGTTTGACCTGTTCTACCCATCCAGTATGCTCCATACTTAGGACGTATTCCTAATAGTTCTTCCATACCTGCAGCATAGAAGGCTAGTTGCAAGTCTGATGATGGTGTACGTGATCCTGTCTTGATGTCTAGTACAACTAGGTCTCCATTCTCCATTTGCATTACTCTATCTAGATGCATTTGTACTGGTATATCATTCCAGATTGGTGTTAGTCCTAGTTCAATGGCTGGTATTCCATTGTGTACCCATAGTTTCAATGGTGTATGACTACGCCATGTGATCCAGTTGTCTACCATTTCTGAACCATTAGCATACCACCATACATCATCTTCTTTATTAGGGTTAGCTTTGGTTGAGCGACCTGCTGCTTTCCATAATCCCTGATCAATGGGTGTTTTTAATAGTTGTTCTGCTTTTTGCTTAGTCCAAGCATCATCCCAATAATTATTCATTAGCTTCCCTTGCGTATAGTTCTCTATCATATACTTCTGTTGCTGTATGTACAGCACTACCACCTACAAAATACCATGCTGGTCTTTCTTCTACCTTAACGATACGAGTTAGATAATATTTCCAACCGCAGTCAAGGTATGTTGTTAGTGCTGAGTATGATACGTGTGCTGGTAATTCATAGCCATCTATTTTAATCAACGTTATCCTTATGATCTTGGTACTGTCCCATTATAGCATCAGTAATGTCGTCTTCTATTCTTACTGTACATTGTACACATACTTCATCTTCATTGTATAGTTCTTTCATGATTAATTCACAGCATTTCATTATCTTCTTCCTTTCGCTTGTCCATGTGGTGCGGTAAATTTTATGTTGTTTTCTTTACGGTATACTCTACGTTCATAGGTGGACATACCACCCCAGAAGCCATAGTCTTCGTGCTTAACTGCCCAGTCTCTACACTTAGTAAGCACTGGACAGTTGGCGCATATTCGTTTTAATGCTTCGTAATCTCCAGCACGCTTAGCTTGTTCTTCTCCTTTGGGATAGAATAGTTCTATGTCCATGCCAGTACATGATGGTGTGTCATCTACTGATAGTTTAAACATTAGAACTCTACGCCATACTCTGAGCAAGTTGCTTCGACTGCGCTGTCAAGATCAGTTGTTAGGTGTATTAGTTGCCAGTCTACATTTAATCCTAGACCTAGCTTAACCATACCATATGTAATTCTTGATTCCCATATAACTTCATTGTCATCTATCATCGGTATACCTCTACTCCGACTATAACTTTACTCTCATCTGTTGATTCTTCTGGTACTTCATAGCCACCATTGATTAAAAAGTATTCATAAATTTGTATCTTATCTTGACTTCTTGTTATCTCTAGGTCATGGTCTTTAATGTACTGATCCACTTCTTCTATATCTAATACCATTGAATAGTCAGCTACTGCTTGTATCTCATAGGTCGCGTAGAAATCATAGGTTGTTGCTGTTACTAGTTCCATTACTTTTCCTTCTTGTTCATCTTTAGTTGTATGCATTTGGCACAGAAATATTTAATTAAAGCATCTTCATCTCTATTGCTACCGTGTCCATAGTCACACATGTATTTATATTTACTTGTTGTTTTCATTGTTATGCTCCTAACCAATATGGTATGTTTTTAATTTCTCCACAATGTGGACATATTAAGTATCCTGTATACTTATCTTTAATGACTACGCACCCGCATAGCTTATCTTTATTGGTAGCCATAACCTTCAAGGTATCCGTCTACAATTTCTTCAGTTGCTTCTTCTGCATTACCTAGTTTTTTATGGGTAATTTCTATCATGTAATCATAGAAGTCTTCGTTGAAATCTTCTTTAATCTGATCATCTGTTGCATCAGAGTTTATATTCTCACGTACTGTGTCTTTAAATTCTTCCCAGTCTTTGTCATCATAGTCATATGATTCAATGTACCTACTTGTTAATAGCATTGACTTGTATACTTTCATTTAGTTTTCCTATCCTCTTCCCATGTTAGGTCACTAGCGAATCGTTCAGCGTCCATCCAGGCTGTTTCTCCCTTGAATTTAGCTAAGAGTTTACCGTCTTTCTTTACTACCGCTAAGGATGAATCACTCTCTACTGTTACTCCGAATCCACACTCAGTTACTTCTACCATGATGACTGATAGTTATAGTTTATTGACCAATGATCAGGGTTCTCATTCAATAAAGTACTTAACTCATCGAATGTATGTTTGATATCTCCCCAATAATATTCATCAATGTCATAGTTACCGAAGAAGAATCCACTCATAGGTGGTAGTAATTCCATTGCCATCTCTGTTGAATAAGTGTCTAGTAATTGAGTGCATATGTCTAGAAGTTTTACTAGTCCATCACGTGGTACTGATATAGTTTGGCACCTATCCTCACCTTCAGCGAATGTGTTAACAAAATATCCGTGAATTTGATTAGACTTACGCCAGTAGATAACAGTGTATTCAACAGTGATTGAATCTTTATCTATTACTCCTATTGCTTGACTGATTTCATTAAAGATTTTTGTTGTATCTTTATCATTGTCTTTAGTCATCCATTCTCGGTCACTGTACGCTGTTCTCATACTTAGATACATGTCTAGTCCCATTGTTATACTCCTAACAATTCAAGAGCACGTGACTTAACCTTTAAGTCTGTGCCTAGTATCATTTTACCTGCTTGCTTCTCGTAGTCTTTAGAGAAATGATCCGTTGCTTCAACGATAGCTTGGAATGCTCCGAACTTGGTACCTGCTATGTTATCTTGTGTACCAGTGGTACCACTCCATACTTTGATTGCATTTAATCTATTGGTTATTGCCCTAGTCTTGGTTGTCTTTTCTCCTGCACTTAGTAGTTCATATGGTGAGAACTCTATCTTGCTTGGTAATGGATAGACTCGCTTAGTATAGTTAACGAACTCAGAGTCAGCCATTGTAATTGAACGTAACATAGTAGATATACTTACATACTTTGTTATGTCATTGTTCATCATCTTGAATGCATACTTAACTTGTTCACGATCTATCTTGCTGTTGGTACTGTGTCGCACTGAGTAGTAGATACCTGACTCACGTCCACTTGCCATAGCTGCATTGATTTGATTGGTACAGCCTAGACGTATGACTGATGGTGTCATTTGGAATGGTGTTGATCCATCGTGTGAGGTACGTGCTATGATGTAGCCACTGTGCTTGTCATCACCTACGGTGATGTTGTTTGGTAGTTCTAGTACTGTCCATACTACGTTGCCACCCTTGAGCTCACCTGCTGCGCCATAACGTGCGTCTCCCATACCTACTACTTCATCAAGGCATGAGAATATCTCAGAGTTTTGGAATACTTTATAGTTAGATCCCACTACACCTAGTACATCGTGAGTACCATCTAACTTAGTACGCATAGTACCGTATCTATTTGGTATCATTGCTTTACCTTCTGTTGTCAGTACATACGCTGGTTCAAGTGATACAGTCCAGTCTAGTTCCGTTGCTTCCATCAGTTCATGTGCTGATGTAACTTCTCTTTCGTTGGTTTTACCTATGATAGTATATGGATTAATTCTTGTCATTTTTTTTCTTTCCTTTCTGTTCTTTTGCTAACTTAGCAAATTCTTTATCTATATCTATGTCATTGAATTCCAATTCAACTAACCTATCCATTGCTTCTTGACCATAGTCAAAGGCACTAGCTAGTAGTAGTACTGCTAGTTGTTCGGTGTCTCTCATTGCCCTTTCCTTATTGTTATTTTTTAACATCTGATAGATTGTATACAATCCTTGTAAGAAATCTAGTGCTATCCCTTGCGTTAACTGTACGCCTACAATTTCAGGATAGTTCTGTTCTTCATACCATTTAAATGGATCTTCAAACCAGGGTTCATCTTGTATCTTGTCCACGTCTTTCCTTTCTTATGGTTGTGTGCATAATTCAAACGTTACGTTTTCCATTGATTCTAAGAATACAAGTGGTGGTATTTCAGACTTACGCATAACATTAATTAGACCTAGTAATCCTTGTTCATATCCTGTTTCATTAGCACTGTCTATTAGTACCCATACATTTTCCATTTGCTTAGCTTGTAGTTCATCATCATTATTTTCTCTGTGATTAATAGCAGTGTCTAGTATCATTATTGATGCGAGTATCATGTGTGCGTTACCTTGTACATGAGGTGGCATATCTTTAGTAGCCATACGTACTGTTACCATTCCGAATTGGTGGATGATAAGCTGTCGTGTCTCTGATCCATTAGCACTAAAGTATTTTAAGAAGCCATCACGAACCCTGAGGTTAAGCATAGTTT